GGAAGAAGTATGAGCATATTCAAATTCTTAAATCAAGACGATATTAGACGGGCAAATGATGCTTCTATTACGGACATGGGAGACATTATAAAAAGAATGTTTTTAAGCAATTCTAAGGAAATAAACAATTTTGAACTGTCTAGTCAAGAAAAAAAAGACGCTATTGACGAAATGGCAAAGCTTTCAACCGCAGCATTAAAAGCTTCCGCGGCTGCTGTAAATCCATATGTAAGCGGCCCTGCGAGGCTTACACAAGGACAAAGAAGCGGAAGTTTAGCGGGCAAAGCTGCAGATGCAAGAGGCTTTATAGATTCCTATATGAAAGAATTGCGAAACAAATCCGATAAGAATGTAAAGGCGAGAAAAGAGCGGGAGCTTGCATCGGCTCTAACATCAGCCGCCAATTCTGGAAAATTGGAAATTATAGTTGACGGAAAACGGTATTATAGGAAATCAAAACGTGGAAAGTATTGGTATTCATAATGAATTACAGAAACTGCCGTAATTATGAAAATCTGGAGCGCCGGCTATTTGACGGCGTGGGTGAATATGGCATACCGCAGATAGAGCCAGTAGCCTATGAGGGGGGTTGTGACTGGATCGGATTCAATTATGCAAAGAGTACCAAGGATTGCGAGGGAAAAGGCGTTCATTCCTTTTTGGATGATTACCAGTTTTGCCGCCTGTGGTCAAACATAGACCGGTATATCCCGATGCTTCAAAGATTCCGCTATGTAATGTCTCCGGGTTTCTCTACCTATACAGATTTTCCTAAGGTCATGCAGATATACAACCACTACCGCAAACACTGGTGTGCGGCGTATATGCAGGAGGCAGGAATACAAGTTATCCCAACCATCTCATGGAGTACACCGGATTCTTATGACTGGTGTTTCGATGGGGAGCCAGAGGGTGGAACGGTGGCGGTATCTTCTGTTGGCTGCATGAACAGCAAGGAAAAAAAGGCGCTGTTTTTGGCAGGGTATGAAGAAATGGTGAGGCGGTTGCAGCCGGAGACGATCATCTTTTACGGTTCTGTGCCAGAGGAATGCATGGGAAATATCGTGAGAATCCGGGCGTTTACGGATAAATTTAACGAAGCTCTTTGTGAAATGAGGGATACCGATGAATGATGCGATAGTGACAATATTCAATTTTTACGAATCCAGCACTGCCGCCATCTGGTATCCCCATGTGCTTTCCGGCGTGCATCTTGAGACTGATCGGGGGCAGATCATGAAACTGTACGGGACAGACAGCACAGATAACGCACAGTTACATATCCCGTTCGGGGTTAAGAACGGGAGAAAAATTATTGTTGATACCGTCGGAAAAGAATTGCCGTGGCTTCCGCCGAAGGAATGGAACGGACAGGTAAATGATCTGTTGCCAGACAGCATTACATTTAATCCGTCTACAGACTTTTTCATGGTAGGAGCATGGGACGGTGCCGTACTCGTAAACGATGCAGATTATACAGACAGGCGATATGAAGGGTTTTATGCGTTTATGAATGCCGAAAAAGATTTTGTTTACCTGATATCGTCAGTGGGCGGACCGTATACGGTAATCCCACATTTTGAAATCTTAGGGAAGTAGGTGGTGAAAGTGGCTGAACCTATCGGGAATGATGCTACCGGCTATGATGTTTTGACGGCGGCAATGAAGTCGCTGCTTAACCAGTTTCCGGGGCTGTATCCGGATGAAGTAATTAAATTCGAAGAGCTCGGGTCTGAGGATGGCATTGCGTTTTCCAATGATTCCGGGGCGCTGGTGTATACAGAAAAAGAAGATATACTCGGGCGGATATATCAGGAATGCCGGTATCCCTGCTTTGTAGTATACCGTTCGACCACGGGAGCAAGAGAACGGCAGAAAATTACTATCCTGGAATTTCTCGACACGCTGGGGCGCTGGCTTTGCCGCGAGCCCTCCGGGATTGAAGGGAAAGAGTACGAAAAAGCGATATACCCAGATCTGACCGCAGGGCGGAAAATTGAGCGGGTAACACGCGGGAACGCATACGGGACACAGCCGCAGGAGAATGGCGTGCAGGACTGGGTTCTACCGGTTACGGTTTTTTATAAAAATGTTATCGAACCCGAATTTTAAGAAAGGAATAAAACGATGAAAAGACATTTGTTGAGACATTTTGTCGATGTAAAAATGGACACGAGCTCTGAGGGGACAGCGGCAGACTACCGGCTTCTGGGAACGGGTATTACCTCTTTAACAGAGGAAATGAACCCCGAGACGGAGACGGTGCAGTACATCAATCAGGAAAACGGATCTACTGACCTTAAATCCTATACGCCGTCCATCGAAATTGAAAGGCAGAACGTAGACGAAGAGGATCAGGATCTTACGGACTGGTTTAACAAGATGATAGACACGCTGCCCGTCGGAGCTGATGCCATAACATCCTATGTCCGCGTGAGAGTTTCCGGCGCTGGACCTGAATATCCGGCAGTCCGCCGTCGCTGCGTTGTGAGTGTAGGTGGCACAGGTGGCGATGCAGGGTCAAACGTGACAGATACACTGACTCTGGGCGGCAGAGGTGATGGAGAAGCCGGAACGTTTAACGTATCCACAAGAAAATTCACGGCGACGCCCGCGTCTGACAGGGCTTTAACGGAGTAAGGAGGACAAGATGGGAGCAGCAAGTTTACGAGTAGACAGTGGCGTCAAACGCATTGAGGTCAACGACAACGGCGATTATATTGCGGTCAACATCTCTGACAACAGTTTTTTTAAGCGTTTTGACGATTTTGTGGCATGGCTGAATGCAAAAAACGAGGAAGCCGATAGGATTGCTAATGATTCTTCCGGTGATTTCACGGAACGCTTCGGAGCGTATGACGCTTTATGCAAAGAGGCCTGCGCTGAGTTGGATTCTCTGTTTGGGAGCGGGTGTTCCAAAAAGGTGTTCCCTGACGTGGAATCCCCGGGAATGGAGCTTATCGCGGACTTTTTAGACCAGATCATACCGATTCTTCAGGGCTTCGCCACTGAACGAAATCAGAAAATCACAAGCAAATACAGCCCGAACAGGAAAGGGGCGCGAAGCAATTAAATGTGGAATGTGCTGCTTGATAAATTCCCAACAGAATATGAGGGTTTCCGCATAGACGAAGCCTTCCAGACAGGGATCCAGATTTCACAGGCTTTGCAAGATCCGGACCTGTCAGACGATGAAAGGTTGGCTGTAGCGCTGGGGCTGCTGTATCCGTCAGAGGATGGGGACGGCAGCCCTTCTTCTTTACCCGATTTAAAAACTGCCGTGGATGGCCTTAGGTGGTTTCTGAGCGGGTGGTATACCGACAACCGCCCGAAGGATGAGGACAAAGTTCCGGTAACAGATTTTGACATAGACCAGTGGCGCATCTATTCAGCATTTCTGGAGAAGTACGGAATCGACCTGAACCGGTCTGATATGCACTACTGGGCGTTCATGGGACTGCTGTCCACGCTCGGTGAATGCGCATACACGAACGTCATAGCCATCCGGCAGCAGAAAATAGACCCTAAGATGGACACGCGTGCAAAACAGGCATTGCAGGAGCAGAAACAAATATTTGCAATAGAGCGGGAAGAGGAACTGACAGAAGAGGAACAGGAAGACGTTGACGCTTTTATGAAATGGATCAAGGTAGGAGGCTGATATGCCGAAATATGACGGTTCGATACGGATAAACACAAAAATTGAAACAAAAGATTTAAACAGCCAGATGATGCGCGTGTCTAATGCCATAAAAAAAGACAGCGCGGCTTTAGATTCTCTCAATCGCAAAATGGAAGAATTTTCGCAAAAGAAAATCCCGACAGAAAAATTTGCAGAATTACAAAGAGAGTTAGAAAAGGCAGAATCCGAGTATTCAAAACTGCAGGCCCGTATGTCACAAAAGGGGGCGGCAACGTCTGAGTATAAAGCTTTACAGAAAGACCTCGTTGCGGCGCAAGGAGAGCTGTCTAAGCTTGTAGCACGTCAGACAGACTGGGAAAACATGGGGGTACCTCAAACCGGCGGCGCATGGGACGTACTAAATGAACAGGTTGCAGCCGCATCCGACCGTGTAGATGATCTGAAAGAAAAGCTTCAGCAGATGGAGAACAGTGGAAAGGCGTATACCCCGAAGGTGGACAAGGCTCAACTGGATGAAGCGGCTCAAAAAGTAGATGAAATCAAGGAAAAAATAAACGCGGAGAAAGCATCCGGTAACGCGTTTGTATCCCCAAAAGATACAGAAGAATTTCAGAAGATGTCTGTAAAGGCGTCACAGCTTGCTGGGAACATAGATGTTTCAAAGCGCAGGCTGGCAGAACTTAACGCGAAGCAGAAGCCCATCAAAAAAGAATTCGATCGGATGAAGCGTTCTGCCGATAAAGCATTTAAAACAGCTTCGTCCGGCGCGAAAAAAAGCGCGGGGCTGTTCGGCACCTTTGCGTCAAGGCTGAAAGGAATCGCATTATCGCTGTTGATATTCAACTGGATTACAAAAGCATTTAATGCAATGGTAGCTGGAATGCAAAAGGGGTTTTCAAACCTTGCAAAGTATTCTGCTCCGTTGGCAAATTCATTTCAGTCTCTAAAAAATTCACTGGCTACACTTGGGAATGCGTTTGCTGCTGCCTTTGCGCCAATTGTCCAGATGGTAATTCCGTATCTCAATGCGCTTATAAACGGAATAGCGCGGGCAATAACATATGTGGCGCAGTTTATTGCCATCCTTGGCGGGAAAAGCACGTTCATCCGAGCGAAAAAGATACAGGATTCTTACAACGATTCCCTGAATGGAACAGCAGCGGCGGCAAAAAAGGCAGCCGGAGCTCTGGCAAAATTTGACGACCTGGATGTGCTGCAAAAGCAGGATGATTCCGGCGGCGGTGGAGGTGGAACACAGCCGAAAGACATGTTCGAGGAAGTCCCTATTGATGCAGGAGTGAAGTCTTGGCTTGATGGGATTTTGGAGAATCTGAAACCTATTCTTGACTATGTAAAAGAGTTAAAAGATGCTTTTGCGGAAGGCTTCTGGGATGGCTTGGGTGATTTTGAATACCGCTTAGATATTATCAAAAATGGGCTTCAGCAAATCCGCGATGCATGGATAGAGATATGGTCAGATCCTGCGGTTGTAGGGGCTGCTGACAACTTCCTTAAAACTTTTATGTATATGTTGGGTTCCTTTACCGGCTCACTGGCGAGTATAGGGCTTACTCTAGCGGCGGCTTTAATCGGCGGGATGGGGGACTATCTTGAAAACAATACCGACCGGATAAAAAAATTCCTGATATCCGCATTTAACGTGGGGGCAGATATAAACCTCCTTCTGGCGGATTTGTTCCAAAGTATAGCCTATGTATTTGAAGCATTTGCAAGCGAAAACGGGATCCGCTTTGTATCGGCGCTGATAGGAAGCATTGCGGATGCAGCTATGGGGCTGACTGAACTTGCGCTTAAACTGGGGCGGGACTTTTTACAAATGCTTATTGTACCGTTTACAGAAAATGCTGACGGGTTCAAGACTGCACTGGAGGGGTTATTAGGTGGCGCAGCTACCGTGCTGGAAGGATTTAAGACGGCTGTAGATAAAGCGTTTGATAGCCTGAATGCAATGTACGACGCTCATATCAAGCCATTATTTGATAGTTTAACGAGCGGGCTTTCAGAGGTTGTCAACCATTTTTTAACCGCATGGAATACACACATTCAGCCAGTTATCGACAGAATCGGGACTAGAATATCAGAGCTTCTTACGCAGTCTTTTCTGCCGGCTTGGGAAGCTATAATAAGAGGAGTTGGGTTGGTTGCGGATATTTTAAAATCTTTTTGGGAGAGTATTTTGCAACCGATTGTTGACTGGATTATGACCTACGCAGTGCCATTCTTGGTGCAAGGATTAGGGGTGCTGTTAGAGTTTATTATACTTGGAATTAAGACGATTGTTGATGGTTTTACAACCTTTATGACGTTTATAAACGATTGTTTAGAATTTTGGAAAGAGGCGTGGGCGGTTGCTTGGGATACGTTCAACGATTTCTGGAATAAGATAAAAAGTATTATTGACATCATGAAAACTGTATTTCGTCTGTTTGTAAAAGTTGTTAAGCAGCTGATTGATGGAGACTGGAAGGGCGCATGGAATACCGCGCAGGAAATCTTCACGATTTTTAAAACCAAAGTAGAAGGCGTCGTGGATTCTATAAAGGCGTTCTTGTCCGGCTTCTTTACATGGGTTAGCGACATGATTGCAGGCGTTATAGAGGAAATCAAGAACATCGGCAGCGGTATCAAAAACGCATTTACTGGTGGCGGATCATCGAAGCCGCGAACAATGTCCACGCAGCCGTATGCCATAAACGAAAGCTTTGCATCTCGTACCCTGCGGGATATCCCGGCTCTTGCATCTGGCTCGGTAATCCGTGGTGGCAACCCGTTCTTGGCGATTCTGGGCGACCAGCGGGCAGGGCAGACCAACATCGAAGCGCCGATAGGCACAATCAAACAAGCTGTATCGGAGGTAATGGCAGAGAGCGGCGGCGGATTTAGAACGGCGAAAATTGTCTTGCAGGTAAACGGGGTAGATCTGGCGCAAGCTACACTGCAGGATTTCTTATCGGAAGCAAGCAGGCAAGGATATGATCTGGAGGTGATCGGAGGATGATTTTTACACGCGGCATATACATAGATGGGGAGTATTTTAACATCCCCATCGTGTCCATAAAAAGAAACGCGGATTTCCTCGACAAATTCGCCGAAAGAGTTGAAACGGGAGAGCTCCAGCGTGAATTGATAGGCGTGTATTTTAACTACACAATGTCGGTCGGGAAGAGCAGCTCGTTCCCGGATGGCGTATATAAACGTTTCTGGGATAAGGTTACAGAGCCCGTCCCATTCCATATTATTTCGCTGCCGTCAGATCCTGGTTATTACGAATACACAGCTTATATATCCAGCGTCTCTGATGAATACGAGAAGATAACACAGGATAGCGCTGATTATAAAGGGTTTACCTGCAAGTTTACGGCGAAAGAACCGGCAAGGAGACCATGATGAAAACAGAATCTTATGTCGAATACAATCTGTATGACACGACTGCTCTGCCTGATGCAAAAGAAAGCACAGAGAGCAATGCTGCTTTTGGGGATATGGGGCTGTTTAAGTCAAAAGGCAGCCCACCAAAATACGCTACACTGGAACATAATTTTTTCGTGTTGGATGGGAGTCTTAGCGAAATGCCAGACACGCCGACGGACATCCCATTTTTTTCGGATGTGCAAGCGGGCGCAGATGGAATTTTCACAAAACAGCCTGTAATCAGAATAGATTTTACCGAAAATCATACCTCTATCGGGCTGACTTTTCATTTTTCGGAAACATTCCCGCTGGAGATGGAAGTGACATGGTACGACCTCGGCGGTACATATAAATCGCAAAAACGTTTCTTCCCGGACAAACTGAATTATTTTGCCGAAAACCAGGTGGAGGAATACGGACGCATTGAAATCCGATTTGTACGTGCCCTACCGTGGCACAATGTAAAGTTAAACTATCTCGAGTATGGCACAACGTTTATCTGGGGCCCCGATGTCATAAAAAGCGCGAAACTTATAAATGACACAGATCCTATCAGTAATCAGATTAAAACGGACAAACTCACGTTTGACTTTGTTGACACTGATGATGATTTTAATGTTGGAAACATTAACGGGTTGCACAAAACATTGCAGAAAAAGCAAAGAATGTTGCCATACGAAATCGTTGACGGCGTGAAGATGCCGCTGGGCGTGTTTTTTATGGAATCCAACAGTACCGCAAAAAACGTCACACAAATATCGGCGATCGACTACAAAGGGATGCTTGCTAATGTGGATTTTAAAGACGGGCGGATATACGACGGAGAAACGGCGGGAAGTGTGATCGAAGAGATTATGACAGCGGCAGGGATTGAAGATTATACAGTAGAGGAAGAGGTGGCGAAAACGCCGCTGTATGGCACGCTTAAAATCCAGACCTGTCAAAAAGCTCTGCGTGAGGTATTGTTCGCTTGCGCTGCGATTATGAACACATCCCGCCGGTCTGGAATCGAAATACGAAAATCGACCAGAAAAATATCGACAACGATTCCGCGCAGCCGGAAATTTTCCACGACGTTAAAGGCAGATCCTTATGTGTCAGACGTAAGCGTAAAATATAAAACGTGGGTGTTGGACGCGGCGGAAAGCGAGATTACGAAAGGCACATACGATCCGGGGATACATACAATTCAGCTCACAAGCCCGGCAGCGAACATGAGCGCATCTGCGGGGAGGATTGTCAAACAAATGCCGTACTATGTTGTGCTGGAAATCGCGGGAAACGCACGTGCAGAGGTCACGATCACGGGGCACAAATATGTTGGTACAGAGCTGGCTACACTGTCCAGAATCGAGCATATAAAGTCAGGTGAAGTGCGGAACACGAAGACATTTACCGGAACACTTTTGAATTACGAAAGCGCCCAAAAGGTCGCTGACAATATCCTTGATTATTACCAACTCCAGCAGATTATTCAGACACGCCATTTGTCCGCTGAGGAAAAAGCGGGAGACTGGGCGGAAGTCGAAAATACCTTGCAAATGCATGGTAATTTTGTCGCCTGTATAGAATCCCTCAGCATTGACCTCACGGGTGGATTTGTGGGTACGGCAAAATACCGTGGATATTATAAAATAACATCAGAAGAGTATTATTCCGGCGAGCTGTATTCTGATGAGAAGGTAGGGATTATCTGATGGAATGGGTGTATGACCGAACGCAGGCGGACGTTGAACGGGCAAAGGTTTTGAATGATAAATACGCTGCAGGGACAATCTCCGAAGAAGAAAAAATGGAATGGGCTGCCGGAATGAAGGGTGCGTTGAATGTAGCGGATTTGAACCGGATCGAAAGTAACATCCGTGAGATCGCTGAAACTTTGGCGGTAAGCGTGACGGTGAAGACATGGGGGGCGAATCAGATTCCGCGAGTAAGTGATTTTAAACGGATCTGCGACAACGTGCAGCGGATCCGAGAGGCGTGGAGTGCTTTGAAAGATACCCCTGCCACACCAGACC